TTGTTTATTCAACCAAATACTCCGTCCGACCATTACTCCGCCGAACACTGCAAACATCAACGATATGCAGATGTATATTACTTGAACCGCAATCGGAAAATGCTTCCAACACACCCCGACACATACGGCTGTTATCACCGATGATACCAACAAAGTTATGCCGTTCGCTCTTAACGCTCTGATTTGTTTCATCATTCATACTCCTTTAATACTTTATAAATCCGTCGCCGTAAATCTTGTTGAGTTCGTCGAAAACGTGTCCCATTCCTAAACCCTCTTTTGACGGTTGCCAAACGCCGTCTACATACTCTCCGCCCCCGATACAATATTCGTACTGCCGCGGGTGTGTTCGCTTCAACCGTTCAAATCGGCTTTCGCCTTTTTCAAGGTGCGCCCCGAAAGCACAAAAGATACAACCCGTTCTATTGCAACCCGTTGTGCAAAGTTTTTCCGTTCCGCAACCCTCAATGCCGTAATCTTCAATGCGTATTTGGTCGCTATCCTCTTTATATACAACATCGCCGTAAACGGAAGCAATCGGAATGTTGTTCTCTTTGATATATTGCAAAACATCTTGCTCCGTCCAAAAAGACAATGGTTGACTTGTCGCCCGTTTTGAGTTAAAGGCATTACACCCATTCATCATCCATATCTTTTCGCGCAAATTACTTTCGCTTGCCATTGTAGCAAGAATTGGCTTTTTTCCTGTTCTCTTTTCAAATTCTTTTGCTGGCTTCTTTTTCATCACATTGCAACACTTGTGAGAAATTGGTATGTCGCTATCAAGTATTGGTTTCCACTTCGATAAACAGTAACGCGCACCATATTTCTTTACATACTCGCTATTTTCATCAAACTTTGAAGCCGCTCTTGATAGAGGATTTTTTCTTGCTTCGTATATATCCTGCGAAGTTTCCTTGCTTATCATCGGATAACCGTATGTTTTAATTACCTCGTCAAAGCGCATTTTAGGGCGCAATATCGTTACATTATCGAATGTCTTTACGAACGATTGTATTTCGGGATATTCAAGCCCCGTATTGACAAACACCGCTTCAATGTCTGGATAAAGTTCACGGGCGATATGTAATAATACCGTGCTATCCTTTCCTCCCGAAAACGATACATATACTTGACCGTCCCAATAATCATACCACTCACGAATACGGCGTTTTGTCATTAAGATTTTCGCTGAAAGTGGCAAAGACTGCATTTGTTGTAAATCGCCTTTTGTGTGTATCATCATTCATACTCCTTTAACAGTTCGTCGATTTCATAATTTGCATTGATTACAACATTGTCATTCGACACTCTATCTTCCGTAAGTCTTTTTCTTAACTTTTCCGCAAACTCCCTGACCGCCGAACGTTCCCACATATCCTTTAAGCCCTCAACGCCGTCTATGCCCATTATATACTCGTTTATGCCTTTCCCGAGAAGTTCGTCAAGTCGTTCAACAATCGTGTTAAGATGCTTGATTTCGGCTTTGAGTTTATTCAAAATTTTTATTTCTTCTTGTTCAGTCATTTTCCGCTCCGTAATTTTCCTGCAAATGTTCAATCGCGCCCTCAATTGCGATATAAGCCTTGTCTCGTGCGTAGTCGGTCAACTCGCCGTCGTTATCCCACGCGACTTCTTCTTTGATTTCTTCGAGTTTTTTAATCATCTCTTGCCTTGTCATTTCAGTACACCTCATAATCTTCTATGGCGCATCCGTCCTCGTCGAATTGTCTAACGAAACAATTTTCGGGAATGATAACCTTCGTTCCTTTATAGTTTTTAACGAAATTCCGAACGGCTCTCTTTGCCTCGTTTTTTGTCGTGTAACATTCTGCGAGAAGTTGAGTGTTTCCTGTTTTGTCCCAAATTATCGCTTCATAATAAATTTGTCCGTCAGTTTCAAAATAGTCTAATTTCATTTTACACTCCTTCGGGCATTGCCCTTTCCTTTATTTCTACTCTTATTATACACCCCCGTCCTGCGTTTGTCAATAGTTTTTCAACAGTTTTATAAATAATTTTTCCCGAACACTTCCCGAAACTCGTCAACCGTCCAACCGTACTCGTTCATCGCCGCTTTTTGCCCGATTTGCTTTAAGTGTGCATCTACTTCCTGATTGTAATGTACCCCGTTCGGTGGCTCGTTATGGCACCAATGGCACAAATGAATGGTTAGTCCGTACTTTTCTGACTTCTTCCGATTTGCCGTTCCGTTGAAGATATGATGCCGTTCTATCCACTCCATACGTCCGCAAATGTAACACCTATCTTCGCTATCGCCTTGAATTATTGATTTCATACGCTTTTATCCTGTGCAAACTCTATGTACTCCGCTGTATTGTCTAACCTGACCTTGTAACTATCGCCACGCAACGACGGATAAAGTTCCATAACCTTGCGTCTTGCTCGCCCCACGGTTTCCATACTCGGCAGTTCTTCCGCCTTGACTAAATTCGCCAACTCGTTGAACGGTATGCTGACCGAATATCCGTACTTGTTCAGAACAAAACCATAAAGGACAAAATCGCAATCTCTTGCTCTCGGCTTTTGTTCAAGTATCTCCTTAACAATCTCCGCTGTATTCCGTATCTTCATTGTCGTTTTCCCCCAATATTTCCATAAGTTTAGCAAGATGCTGTTCCTTTCGCTTATTCGGACACTCGATTACAAGCCGAATATCGCCCTTTGTAAGCCTGTTATTGATTTCGTCGATTACTTTCTTGCGCCCTTGCTTTATGCCGTCGTAATAGCCTTTTGCGGGCTTTTGCTCGCCTAATGCTTGCTTGCCTTGTCCTTGACTTCCTGTCGTTTTGTTCAGCAACTGATAACCGAGTTCATGGCACTTCCTTATCCACTCTTGCTCCAAATCGTTGAGTTCGGTTTCGGGACAATAAAATACCTTTTCGCATTTCCACTTGTCGTCTTTAACAAACGGTGCGCCGATGCCGTGTTTGCGTAAAGAAAAATCAATGTGTTGCTTATACCCCATAGGATGTTCCGCGAGCCGTGTAAGCACCTTTTTTGCCTGCCCTACATACGCAAACTTAAAGCCGTTGTCGTCGTATCTCGTAAGGATATATATCCCGCTCTCGTCTTTAAGGTCATAGTATTTCAGCCATTCTTTCTTATTTCGCTGTAAAATTGCGTATCTTTGTTTATTGTTCACTTCTCATTCTCCCATAATGATTTCATTTCCGCCAATTCGTCGGGCGTTCTCGTGTCTATGCCCAATGCCTGCGCTTCTGATACTATCCCGTCGATAAATATACTCATCTCTTTTGTGTTGTACTCGCTACTTCCTTTGTAAACCCTGTAATGCGTAAACTCGACACCGTTGACCTTTCCATATCCCGCGACTTCGGAATACTTAACGAACCCACTTATGTCGATACCTGTCTTAACGCTTATGAGTTCGCCCTGTCCGTACTTCTTCAACATCTCAAAGTAAATCTCGTCTTTGCTCGCCCGCAGTTCGTCCGCAATCGCAGTTATTAAAACCCACGCATACGCATTTGCATCAAGGCTTCGTTTCTCTCGGTGCTGTTTCACTGTAATGTCAAAGTCCTTGTCTGCAAGGTTGGTTAAGGCTTCAAGTTTCGCCCGTGGAGCGGTGAACGTTACTTCGACCGCCCCGTCAAGGCTTATTGATAACTTTGGTTTTTTGCTTGTGAATTCTATCATATCTTAAAACGGCGTTTCTTCTTCTCCGCCCACAATGCGCGTTTGCGCCAAAAAATCTCTGTAAGTACACAACCTGTCTTTCAGCCACTGACTTTTTGTCGTGCCGATAAGGTCGATAATCTCTTCATACGTCAGGTCTCCGACGGTCTTGCCGTTGTAGCGATTGTCGTATTTCAGTTCCACGGTCTTGATATATCCGATGTTCTGTTCGGTAAATTCGCCCATTTCGAACACTTTGCGTTCTTCTTCGCTCCATTTATCGGTCTTTGGCGTTTCGTCGGTTTTAGCCGCCTTTTTCGGCGTTTCTTTGCCGTACTCGAATATAACTTCTCCGTCGCCTATAATTACCAGTCGGTTTATCTTGCGGTCGTCAGTGTATCCTATCTCCTGCACTTTCATACTGCGATAGTCAGGAACATACTTGCCGTTGCGTTCCTTAACGTGGTCGCTTATCCATACGAACGGCGATGTGTACAGTTCTCTGCCGATGCCAACATTGACACACGCTCTCTTGAAACTGTCCGACGCTTCGCCTTTCTCTTTCTCGGTGTTGCTCTCCGTCCCGCAGTCCCATTTGGTTATCCATTGCTTTTTGGTTTCATCCCAAATGGACACTCCGCAATAGATGTTGCCTTTGAGTTCCTTATGGTCGCGTTGCCAATTCCCTGCACCCACCGTCTCGTCCAGCAAGTCCATATCTACCCTTGCGTTTTTGTACAGTAAGAGCGTAAAGCCCTTTGCGCTTATCTGCCCCACTCGGCACTCGATTTCATCTTCTTTTAACGTTCTGAATTTCATTTTTTGCACTCCTGTAAATATTCTTTCAGCCGCTCGATTTCTTCGCGGTCGTGTTTGTTTCGATTTTCCCGATACTCAATGTATCGTTCCAACCTTGCTATCTTCTCCGCCTTGACTACCTTTAAGGTCTCGATAAGTTCGATAAGGTCGTCTGCGGTCGGAAGTTCGTCAGTAATTGTCAAGTCTGTCTTCGTTTGGCACATATCCGCCATTGTATCCGCATTCGTGGCACACATATTCTCCGCTTCTTTCATCGTACTCCAAGTCCGCTCCGCAATCAGGACACACGCCCTCGAATTCTGCTTCTTCCTTGATTTCTTCCTTGCAGTCATCTCTCATTTCTTTGAGTTTCGCAAGGGTTCTCTTTGCGTAGGTTTCAAAGCCCAGTTCTTCTATCTCGGCAATCGCCCCGTCAAGTGCTTCAAGGAATTCCACCTTTTCTCCGTCGCTCCAATAATCACCATACGCATCTGTCAACATTGTACTTGCTACCATTTTCATTTTTCACTCCTTTTTCGTTTTCCGTTCTCGCAATGCCGAACACCACCGTGCCGTTCTTTCTCGCAAAATAGTCCGCATCGCTTAATTTACTGAAATTGCAACATACTCTCCCGCAAAATACCGTGTACATCAGTCCTTACTCCTATAATAGACGTAATTGTAATACGCTTTGCGTGTCTTCGTTTCTTCCTTTTCCTTGCGCTGATACTCGGCTTTCCAAGCCTTATATACTTCGCAATTATCGTGGCACGCTTCCTTTCTGTTCGGACACTTGTAGCAACTATTTTCCGTTTTCATCTTCGATACTCCTGTACTTCTGCGGTCTTCCCGTCTTGCGGTTGCGGTTTTCGATTTCTTCGTCCGTCGGCAGTCTTCCGAGTTTCTTCGCCATATTGTAGATAAGCGTATGGCTCACGCCGTGCTTTTCCGCTAATTCTCTCGCGTTCATATCTTTCTCCTTTGGCTTGCGCCTTTCTTAATCTTTACAATTACATTATACACCCGTCCCGTCCCGTTGTCAATACTTTTTCAATATTTTTTTCAAAGTTTTTTCAAAAATTTTTCGCACAAAAAAACACACCCGTTATCGAGTGCATTTTTCAAGTTCCTTTTCGTATCTATGCCGAGCTTTTTCTTCCGTGTAGTATATAGCGGTGTACAGTTGGTTATCTTCCATAAAATAAACCGCCCACTTACTATCTCCGATTTTCTGCATCGACGGAATTGCAACAATCACCCTGCCGTCATTCGTTCTTATCATTCCCATTTTTCTTTTTCTCCTTCCATTTGTCAAAGTAGTGATAACAATGTATCATTCCAACGCTTCCGAGTATATCAACAAGTCCGCATTGAGCATACAGAAGATACTTTGTTTGTTGCGCCGACAAACGCCCTATGCACGCTATAAGACCTATGTTTGCCACAACTATCAAGGTGATTACAATCGCCGTTCCTAATGCCTGTATCGCCCGATTACGGTATTCTTTCCACTTTTCTTCGTAGTCAGTCATTGCTCGCCATCAGCGGAAACACTATCAGCAGTGTTATCCCGATTAGTATCATCGTTATCGTATTCATAGACTATCTCCCGACACATTTCAACGGCTTGCGGTGCTGAAAAAGGTTCTTTGCCTTTCCAATTTGCGGAAAGTCTTGCGTGCAGTTGTTGCAATAGTTCGTTCGCTCTTGATTTACTCATTATATCACCTTTTTATTCTTGTGTCAAGTCGTCCAACTTGTCGAACAATTCGTCAATGTACTTTTTGACCTTTCGTACAACTTCTTCTTTCGCGAGCCGTATCGCCTTTTCCCGTTCGGTTTCCCTTACTTCGCACACCGCAAACATAGTATTGTCGGGAAGTTCGGCTTTGGTGTAGTGCATTTCAAGTCCACAAATCATCGACGGATATACTGCATTGCCTATCATTTGTTCGGGGACACGAACAAAGTTTTCATTGATGATGATTGCGTTCGCTTGTATATGCTGTTGACGAGCCAATTCTTTTGCTTCGTTAATTCTGTTAATAAGTTCATTGATTGTCATTGTTTTATCTTCCATTTTATTCTCCTTTTTTCGTCAGCCGAGAAAGGGCGGTTTCCCGACAAGGGTGTTATTTTATTATGTTGTTGTTTATTTACGCCGTTCCCGCCCAAACGGTGCATTGCTATAACATTTGTCCGAAAATTGCCATTAGCACATCGACAACGATACTATCGCCATATAAGTGATACTGCGATGGGTTGCTTTGGTTGACCGCAATTGTGTCTATATCTTTATCTCGCACTCCCATAAGCCGTCCGCACTCTTTCGGAGTTAGTTTGCGTATGCGATAGTTCAAGGTGTTTTTATTTGCGATGTTTTCATTTGGCATTAAGTCGGGGCTTATGTAATCACTTGTATCGGCTCTCGCGCAACC